CAGTACACTGGGTACAGTGCAGGATCAGGTAATGATGTTGCAGGAGAGCATTGAGGCCGATACTGTTAACAAGGCTAGGAAAACATTAGAGCTTTTAAAGTTAAGAGGTCTGCTTGAAAACGCTGAACCGATTGAATATCAAAACCCGCCTAGGAGTGATCCAAGAATGATACCAACTCCGAATGAGGCTAGTCAACTGCAAAATATGATGATTGGAAACTTTTCTATATAATATGGAAAAAGATTCACGAGCCACATATAACGAAGAGCTGTACCGTGAATGGCGAAATGCTAGGGCGGATTGGGATGTAGAAGCTCGTAATGATATTGATTTTTACCTTGGCAACCACTTTACAGAGAGTGAGTCTGATGAACTGTCATCTAGGAATCAGGCAGACATCCCTATGGATCGTGTTTCTGCCGCAATAGAAAAATTTAAAGCTGTATTAACATCCCGACCTCCCGCATTTACAATAACTCCCAGAGAAGACTCAGATGTGCAGGTAGCATCTTTGTGGAGAACTATTATGGGTTATGTGTGGCAAATATCAGATGGTGACTGGCAGATGAAGCAGGCTATACAGGATTATGCTACTACTGGTATGGGTTATTTATATGCTTATATTGATTCTGAATCTGATTTCGGTAGAGGTGACGTTAAGTTTACCTATGTCGATCCGTTTAGAGTGTATGCTTCTCCCAGCTCTCGTGATCGTTGGTTTAGCGATTCGGATGGTATTATCCTTTCCACCATCCTTACAGGTGAACAAGCCGTCAACCTCTATCCGGAATTAGGAGATCAGACCGATCCTGTTACCGGTGAAAAAATTGAGGGCTTGATACATGAAATATCTGAGTTTGCCTATGGAGAAGAAGATTATCCGGCATCTCAGAATAAAAACTCCATGAATGTTTTTACGCCTGCCGAGGTTAGGGATAAAAATTATTTTGCATCTAAAAAGTATCAGATACTTGAAAGGTTCTATAAAATAAAGATTCCCTACTATAGAGTGATTGATATGAAGAGTCAGGAAGAAACAATCCTGTCTCAAGAAGAATATGCTATGTTTATACAGGAGAATGCTGAGGCGTTTGAAATAGGTGCTTTTACAAGTGTTGAAGTGTTGCAGACCCGTGTTAAGGTTTGTGCTTCAATTGGTGAGATTGTGCTCTATGAGCAGGTATTAAATACAGATGAGTATCCAATAATCCCCCTTCCAAATATCTGGACTGGCACTCCTTACCCCAAGTCTGATATATCTAGAGTGCGTCCCATGCAAAGATTGTTAAATAAGCTCTGGTCTCTGGCGTTATCACATGCTCAGGCATCTGCGGGATTAAAGCTTTTAGTACCTTTGGGTAGTGTGGAAGATATAGACCAGCTAGAAATGGATTGGGCTAATCCTAATGCGGTGATTGAAGTGGACTCCTCCCAAGGTGAGCCGCACTACCCAGCCCCTCAGCCTCTTGCGGGTGAGTTTTATAAGCTGATCCAGCAGTCAGAGTTTTATATTGATTTTATTTTTGGACTACCGGAAATGATGCATGGCTTTGCTGAACAAGCTCCTGAGACAATGAGAGCTACAGAAAGGATGATCGCACTGGGTAGCGAAAGGCCGAAGTCTAAACTTCGAGACATAGAATTTAGTATTAATAAGCTGGGTAAGGTTTTATATAATTTGTCCAAAGGGCATTATACTTATAAAAAGATTTTCAGATTAGCACAGCCAAATAATAATATAACAGAAGTTATGGCTAATTTTTATACCGATGTTTCTGGTGCTGTGTTAGATTTAAAGAAGGAAAAACATGCATTAGACCAGCATGACATAAGAATTGAGCCGGGTTCAACAATGCCATCTAGTAAATATGCAGAGCTTGCAGTTTACTTAGAGGCTTTCCAAATGGGGATAGTTGACCGGTATGAAGTATTGAAAAAGAATCCTGAATTGTTTGATAAAGAAGGCATTATGCGTAGGACAGAAGAGAAGCAGGCAATGCAACAACAGATTCAGGCAATGGAAGGACAAATAAAGAATTTGCAGGGTGACTTGCAGACAGCCCAAAGAGAATCTGTCAGCGATAGAAAAAGAGTCGAGGTTGAGAAGTTTAAATCTCGTCTATCTGAGGTGTCCTCAGAATCTAANNAGGGTACAACGTGGAAAACTAGAGAACGAGGTGAAGCTTGAGGTGGAGAAATTGGCTGGTAATCTGAAAGATGTTCAGAGAAAAGTCAGTTTAACTCCAGAAGCCTAGAGACATCAAAGGAGAAACTATGTCTACACTAGAACAACAGGATGTAAACGTCTTAAACGATCAGCCAGAAATGAGTGATGGTAGCGTGGAAGATATCAGAAATGAGCAAGCCGGTTTTAATGAGCCAGTTGCTGTTCAGGAACAAGTAGATGAGTCAGCTACTTTAATAGATCACGAAGCAGAGTCCAAGAAGTTTCAATCTATGTATGATCGGTCACAATCCGAGAATGCTAAATTGCAACAAGGTGCTCAAATCCTTGATCTATTAGAGCAGAGACCTGATCTTGTGCAGGTTCTTGAAGATGGTATAGCTAATCCACAATCTCAACAGGAAAGTGAGCCCGATGTAAATAAAGATGATTTTAATCCGTGGGATGCTTTTACAGACGAAAGCTCTGATTCAGGAAAATACGTAAACAATAAAATAGAAACGTTAGTGAATCAAAGATTAGGCTCTGTAATGGCCGAACAACAGCAACAGATGAAGACTGAAATGCAGTTGAATAATACTGTGAACGAATTGCGTGGAAAATATAAGATGTCAGATAATGATATTCAGGGTTTTCTCCAGTTTACCACACAGCCAAAAGAACAGGTAGGTTTAAATAATCTGGTGAAACTTTGGCAAATGCAGGGCGGTCAATCAGTTGCTAACAATGACACACTAGATGCGGTGAACGCCGCAAGACAGGCTCCACGTACTGCTGGAGTTCTGCAAGGTCAACCAGCAAAAATTCAAAATGAAGCTGATGACATGTGGAACTCAATAGTTAATGCAGGAAGTAGAGCAAATGTATTAAAATAAAATAACTAGGAGAAAAAAGAATGGCTACTTATAATAGTGGACAGGTCAAATTTGGTACTCCGGGTGCGGTTATTGACAGTACGGTTCCATCACGTAGATTATATGATTTTAGTGATAGGGTTGCTGATTTAGCCCCAGAAGAGTCTCCATTTTTCGTTTACTTGTCCAAAGTTGGAAAGGTTCCAACAACGGATTCTCAATTCCGGTTTTTAGAAGACAGAACGAAGGTTTCTATTACTGATAGAAGCTTTTTCATTGATGGGGCACAGACATTAGCCGCCGCAGGAAGCAATACTACTCTTACCGTTGAGGCGGTAAAGACAAGTACAACTACTGCTGGTAACGTCAAGTGGCTTATCAAGGGCATGGTGGTTCAATTAGCACAGAATGTTAATACTGCTGGTGCTGACACAGAAGCGATAACTCAGGCTACGGCTAGGGTAGAATCAGTGACTCAAAATAGTGCTGATACTACTATTGTTGTAAAAACGATTGCCGCTTCAAGTGGTTCAACGACAACTCTCGATGATGAGGGTGAAGTTGTTGTAATTGGAACATCGTATGAGCAAGGTTCAGGAGCTCCAGATACATGGTCACAAGAGATAGATAACGATTATGGTTATACCCAAATCTTTAAGACAGCTTGTGAAATGTCAAACACAGCACGTGCTACAGTTTATCGTGGCTATGCTGATGAATGGCAACGTCTTTGGAACCTGAAGCTTCGTGAACATAAAGTTGATATCGAAAGAGCTATGCTTTTTGGTATGAGAGGTTCCCAAGGTGGAATCCAATATACTGAGGGTGTTGTTGGTCATATTATACAGAATGGTTCAGCTACAGACGATGGAACTATTGGTTCTTACTCAGAAGGTACTCCATATTTGGCTTCATATTCATCCGCACAGTTGACCTATGATGGTCTACTTACTGCATTTGAGACCATGTATGACCCGGCTCGAGGTGGTTCCAGTGCTAAACTGTGTTTAGCTTCGCTTCCAGTTGTATCTCACTTTAATAAGTTAAGTGGATTTATGCTTGGAAGTATGCAGGCAAATGAAACATCATATAACTTTGAAAAAAGTGAAGGTTCATTTGGTCACAAGGTTATGAAGATTGAAACTGTTCATGGTGATTGCAGTATTGTTAAAGAACCTCTGTTCAGGAACAATGCTTCAGGTCACATGTGTTTTGTTGATCTTGACCACGTTTCATACCGACCACTTGTTGGTAATGGCGTTAATCGTGATACATCAATTCAAACTAATATCCAAGCGGCAGATGAAGATTTGCGGAAAGACATGATTCTTACAGAAGCAGGTCTTGAAGTTTCTCTTCCTGAGACTCATGCTTTGATTAACTTGGAGGATGTGTAAAATGAGAAGTGACGTATTAAATAAAAATAGTAATGCTTGGGATGGCAAAAGCAGACCGAATACCATATTTAAATGGAATTACATTAATTGTGGTAGTCCTATGTTTAGCCATGCACAATCATCTAACTCTTCTGGGCCTGTAACAGCCGATGGACATCGGATTGGTATGGTATTCCCGGGAGATAGTGGTGAATTGTATCCAGTAGAAATGTGCAGAATCGGTGCAAGTACCGGGCCATTAGAAACGCCTATCATGGAGGGAACAGTTCCATCTGTTGATACGGCTAGTACAGCCGCAGGGTTAAACTTGCAAATGGATCAAGATGTAGCCGCCGATTTAGGTTGGGAACTGGTACCCGGAGGAGCACCTCTTGGTAACAATTCTAACAAATACATAGCTGGAACACATTCGGGGTATATAGACTTCACAGTTTTTACTGCTGAGTGGACTACCTATGATGGTATATCAATCGGTTTTAGAAAAGCGGCTAATTTTGCCACTGGTCATGCTCCGATTGTTGCCGCTGGAACAGGTGACCCTGTATACACTGACTTTGCTACATTTGGATTACAGGAATCTGATAAGATTCAGATAGCTACCGACTTAAATAATGGTGGTTCTGGTACTTATACAGATACTGGTGATACTCCAACTAACAGTCAAAATGTAAGGTGTAGAGTTGAATTAGCTACATCTGGTGCAGTGACTTATAAGTTAGTGCAAAATGCTGTAGCTGGTGCGGGAGCCTTAGCGGCTCCAAGTGCAACAGCATCATTTACTTTTGATAGTGGAGATACTCTGGTTCCTTATATCTGGATACATGGTAAAGATCATGCTGATAC